ATGAGAGAAGATATACTACAAGCATTAAGCGAACTAATAAAAGAAAAGACAGAACTAAAAGCTGAAAAGATTGAGTTGGGTTTAGTTGATGATTTAATAAAAGATAGTAAAACACTTGGTTCTAAATTTGAAAAAGCAGTAAAAAATAATATGGCTATTACAAAACTTGTTAATGAAAATTTTAAAGAAATGGCAAGTATAGTAAAAGCTGCAAAAAAAGGTTATAAGTTTGTAAATGTGATAGATAAACAAATTTCAGAATTAGGTATAAAAGATCCTAAAGGATATAATGAAGCAGCAAAAATTATATATGAAATATCTGAGGGTGCAGGAGAACAAATGCTTAAAGACCTAGCAAAGTTTAAAGGTTTATTATAAAAATCAAACAAACAATAATTAATTCTATTATATAAAAAAAAGACAAATGGATTTAAAACAACAAATATTAGTAGCACTTGGTCTTGACAAACAAGAGGAAAGTGTTAATCTTGAATATCAAGCGAAACTAGAAGATGGTACTATAATAGTTTCTACTGCTGAATCTTTAGAATCAGGAGTGGACATATCAGTTCTTACAGAAGATGGTACAACTATGTTACTTCCTGTAGGAGAATACAAGACTGAAGATGGTCAAGGATTCTCTGTAGAGGTTGAGGGTGTTGTAGCTGAACTTTACGAAGAAGAAGTAGAGGAGGAAGCAGCAGAAGAAGTAGTTGAAGAAGAAGCATCTAAGGAAGATATGGAAGAAGAAACTATTGAAGAAACTGAAGCAGTAGAATTTGATTCAGTAGCTTTTATGGATGAAGTTAAGTCCGTAGTAACTGATCTAATGAGTAATGTAAATACTGAGATTGAAACATTAAAATCTGAGTTAGCATCTCTTAAATCAGACAATGAAGAATTATCTTCAGAAAAAGAAAAACTATCTGCACAAGTAGTAGAGTTATCAAACGAACCTGCTGCTAAACCTGTAGATACAAACAAATTTAGTGCTTTAGGTAGAGAAACTACACAAAGAGATTTATCTAAAATGACTAAAAGAGAAAGAATATTATATAACATAACAAATAAATAAAATTAAAAAATTATGGCTTTTACAGTAACATCAAATTACGCAGGTAAAGCATTTGGACAATATGTGTCTGCTGCTTTAAAAGAAGCTAAATCCTTAGAGGGTTTAACTGTCTTAGAAAATATAAAATATAAAGAGAACATTAGAAAAATGGCAGGTTCTAGCTTAGTAGCAGATGCAACTTGTGATTTTGCTGATGCAGGTACTTTAGCAATTACAGAATCGGTTCTTGAGCCAAAGAATTTACAAATTAATGTAGATTTATGTAAGAAAACTTTACTATCAGGTTGGGAAGCTGAAGAAATGAAAGCAGGTGCTTTTAACAGAACTGCTCCAACTTTTGACCAGTATGTATTATCTTACTTTGGAGAGATTATTGCTGATTCAGTAGAGAGTTCTATTTGGACTGGTGCAGGTACGGCAGGTACTTTTGTAGGATTTTTAAAAGCTACTACAGGTCCTTTTGCTACAGGAGGTACAGTACAAGTAAATAATGTAGGTGGTGCAGGTACAGCTTATACTGCTGCAAACATTATTGCTCAATTACAATCTTTAGTTGCAGCTATCCCTGCTAACGTATATGGTAGAGATGATTTAAGAATCTATATGAACATGAAAACTTACAGATTCTACATTTCAGCTATCTCTACATTAGGATATGTTAATGCTTACAATATGAACGGAGATTACGTTCCAGTATTTGAGGGTATCACAATCCAACCTTGTCCTGGTATGCCAGACAACAAAATGGTTGCTGCTGAAACTTCTAACTTATTCTATGGTTGTGATTTAGTTTCCGAAGATACGGGGGCTTCAATCAAAATGCTTGATATGTCAAATCTTGATGGTTCAGATAACCTAAGAGTTGTTGCTAAGTTCTCAGGAGGTGTTCAAGTAGGTGTTGGTTCTGATACAGTACAACAAGATTAATAACTGATTAAACGGAGAGAGGGTTTATCCCTCTTTCCTTAACTTTAAAAAAAAATAATATGTCTTGTAATTTAACAAAAGGAAGAAACATAACTTGTAGAGATACAGTTGGTGGAGTAAAGGCAATTTACTTTGCACAGTTTGATGAGGTTGCTTCTTATGTAACTGCTTCAGGCGAATTAACTGACTTTGACTTAGGTGGTTCTGATGACATATATAAATACACTTTAAAGAGGGGTACTGCTTCTTGTACTGAAACTTTAACAGGTTCTAGTGAGAATGGTACAGTATTTTATACTCCATCAGTTAATATCAAACTACACAAACTAACAAAAGAAGACCAAAATCAAGTAAAACTATTAGCTTCTAATAGATTGGTTATCTTCTTAGAATTAAACGAAGTATTAACGGCTAATTCACACAATGTCTTATTAGCTTTAGGACTAGAAAATGGAATGGAACTAAACGCAGGTACTAACGCAACAGGAACTGCATTTGGCGATATGAATGGTTACGACTGGACATTTGACGGTATGGAAAGAAATGCTATGGTAACAGTAGCTGACTATACTACAAATCCCCTAGACAATTCTGCATTTACATTTAATAGTATAATAACTACGTAAACTATTGTTTTCATATTTCTTAAGGGACTACTTCGGTAGTCCTTTTTTTTTATCAAACAAAAACGACTTTTTTCTATTATATAGTAAGTAAACAATTATGATACACGCAACAACAGGTTCTAATGCAACTTTTATAGTAACGACAGAGGAGAAAAGAATAGATACTAGTGTACCATCAACGCAGATAAGATATTTGTTTAAATTAACAAATGATATGTCTGAGAATGTTGTTTATGCTTACGGACAAGGTCAAGCAGTAAATGATAGATATACAAAGGTTGAAATTATATCAGGTGCTAATAGTGTATATACAGGCACAGTAAATTTTAGTCCTAGTGGTTATTGGACTTATGAAATATTTGAAGTATCTTGGCAAGGATCAAGTGTAGTATTAAGTGATACTACTGCACCTAAAACAGAAACAGAAGTATTAACTCCTGCTGCAAATACTAAAGGAGTTGTTAAAGGAAGTATAGAAAAAGGAAAATTAAACGTAGCAGAAGCATCAGGAAGTGAAGAAGTACAATATACAGAACACTCTGCACCTACTGGTACGAATTACATATATGTTAGTTAAATAAATAAAAAAAATGGGAATAAAAAACACACAAGTTTTATTAAATGAACAATTAGGTCAGCAAAACGGAGTAGAAATATTTACAACTGCTGCACAAACAGGTAAAGATTACTATGCTATTTACTTTGTAAAAGAAAGTGTTATAGGTACTATTACTATGACTGATTCAACAGGTTCTAGTGCTTTACACACAACTGTACCAGCAGGTATGACTTTGTTTGGTAAAGTAACTGCAATTACACTTACAAGTGGTTTAGCTATTGCATACAAAAACTAAGAAATGAAATTAGCATTAGGACTATCTTTACCTACAAGTAACAAGGGAGGTCTTACACCTATACAAATACAGGTTAATGACTTGAAGCAAGAGTTATTGCTGATGGTGGAGTATTTGAAGCTAAGTCTTGTTTAGTAGACCAATTAAAACAATTAAATAATATAGCATGAGTTTATTAGATGATGTAAGTATTGTAGTTACTCCTAACGGATATAAGGCAGGAACTTTGTATGGTGTTTTACCAACAGCTATTGAGGGTAGTGAGTTAGTGGTTAATGGAAATGTTGAATCAGCATTACCAACTTTAAATGGAGAATCTTTTAGTAATTACCAATCAGCTAATACTCAATCATCATTACAATCACACTTAGGTACTAATTCTATGAAAGTTACAGGTACTGGAACTTTGTTTAATACAAGATTAATACCTAATAATTCTTCATATTTAAACAAGAGGTTTAAAGTTTCTTTATGGGTTTATAATCCCTCAACTTTAACTGGTGATATTGCTATTCGTACGAGAATTAATGCTGTGGCTAAATTAATAGGAACTTTGTCTGTTAAAAATACTTGGACTAATTTCACTTATTATATGACAAGCACGAATACATCTTCTGATAGATTTATTGAGGTGGAAGCTTTAACAGGAACAAATACACAATTCTTTTTTATTGATGATATATCAGTAAAAGAATGGACAGCA